CATCCTCGTTGCGTTGTATATTTTCATCTTTGAGAAAAAGAGAGATAGTTTATTCCATGTTATTTTATCATTTTTACCTATCTTCGTGAGTTATTTTACGAATCGTCTATTATACTCCATGTGTGTAGGTTCTACTCAGAAAATGTAATCAAAATACTGAAATAATATAAATATTACGTTGTATATTCAAAAACGATTTACACACCATTAACAAGGGAAATCTTATTCATAATTATATTTTGATTTATGTAAATATAATTATTATCAATGGATATATTGTTGTTTTGATTCATTATCCAAATATACTTTCTTGCTAATCGTTCGTACAATCTTTCCAATTTCCTTATCATCGTGCTCTATATCAGTCATTGAATGACATATTAAATGGGTTAGTTTTGTTTGTATGCTGTCATCTTTTTCCCAACCTTCATTTACATCTTTCCACTTGTTTATCATGGTTCTTTGTTTTCGTGCTAATTTTGTTATACCTAGTAAAACTTTCACCAATTCAGTATCTTTCTCCCAAATATCTTCTTCCTTGACGTAAATAGTTTTTCTAGACGCATCTGTACAATGTATAGGTCTCTCTAGTATGTCTAATTGACTAAGTCCATTCGTTATCATATTGGTTATTGTTTTTGTAAGTCCATTTTCTATGGTATGATCATATGTTTCTGCTGTTATAGGTAATGTATCTATGAAATCTGTTAGATTCATTGCATTTTTACAATGTTCATTCAAAAACATATGAATATTGAAATTTTGAGTATTATGACTATTTGTAATGTTATGTGAATTATTACCTAAATTTGGCATTATTTCCAACATCTTCTCCATGACATCCTTGTTTGTACTAGTTATATTTGAGACGAGTTCATTCATAAAATCTTGGTTCTTTGATGTTATTAGTTCGACTAGTTTTTGCGTCATATCAGTCTTATCGATTACTTGTATTGTCTCACAACTCGATGAGCATACCTTTTTATGCCTATATAATCCACTTTCCCATTTGTATGTCTTCCCACACTCGCATACATATTTATTCATTGTAATATCTTTGGATATGTTTGGGGATTTTTGGGGATTTTTGGGGATTTTTACTACCATTTTACTACCATTTTGATGCTTTCTAGTGGTCAAGTGTTTATTATAGTCTTTTTTGTTACTACATTTATAGTTACAGAAATTACAGAAAAATATATTGGGGATTTTTTGGGACAAATTACTACCATTTACTACCATTTATATGATAGTAGAAAAAATCCCCTAAATCCTTTCCATAAATACTTAAAAAATTACAGTAACAAATGAAAACAGTTTATTTTGGAAATGAGAGCATTATGCTCTAAATCACTTTTTCACGTTTTTTTCATTTGTAATCTCAATAAATCAAAAACTACACATAAAAAGCATGTTGAATTTTAAAAATCTGAAAATAGAATTGAAAAAAGTTGTAAAAGTGAAATACCTACTATTATCAAAGACATCCAAGCTTTTTAGGGTCAAAAACACCTCCTTCACATGTAGGGGGCTACCTACATGCCCTACATGAATTTTTCGGTTTTTTGAGAAATGGAAATCATCAAGCGCAATTTACCTACATGAAAAGCATGTCCCTTAAAACTGAAATCCAAAAAGTCACTTGTCGATCCGTCGGATATCGATGATAAAAACATGCTATTTTTGGACGTTTTATTTATCCTCCTATATTTGGGAATCCGTTTTTTATATATGAATTTCTAGAAATATATGGATAATTAAGTATTACTATTATTTTTATTGTTGGAGATTTTATTTTAGCAATAGAAAAAATAATAGAAAAAATAATAGAAAAAATCATAATACATAATACATAATACATAATACATAATACATAATACATAATACATAATACATAATACATAATACATAATACATAATACATAATACATAATACATAATACATAATAATACATAATACATACTAATAATAATAATAATAATAATAATAATAATAATAATACATAATTATATAATGGTTGTTTCAACACCAACTATACCGGTTATTCTCATTAGATGGAATAATCTAGATTTTGAAACACACCCGTTAGTCTTTGGTCAGAACGACACTACTCCTAGAAATGCAGTTAAATCTGATATAGATAATTTATTGAATGGAATCAATTATAACCATCCAAAACATAATGCTGAAAGCGACCCGACAGGATCGGTAAAAGAATATTTCAAAGCAATATCACATGATAGACTGGAACCAAATTATGTAATTGTAAATGCCACCACAAACGTCTCACCAACAACTTTAAATCAGTATGCCTATAATATAGATGGAGATTATGAAAATTATGGAGAAACAAATGATTCTGCTGGTGGGGCCTTAAAACCACAATTATTGGCGGCATATAACCAAGCAGTAAGTAATTATGGAAGCACCAATTGGGATAATTTCTATGGATTTGGTGCGGAAGTTTGTTTTATTCATGCAGGTTATGGAGCAGAAAGTCATGTTGATGATAGATTAAATTATATTTGGAGTCATAAATGGAACTTTTCATCTAGTGGTGTTACAATTAGCTATTTTATTTGTCCGTATAAACAAGAAACTGGTGGCACACCTAATATAATATCTATTGGTGTTATAGTTCACGAAACTATACATATATTTGGAATATCAGATTATTATGACACCGATTACTCAAGTAAAGGTGCTGGTTATTTATCAGTAATGGCTAGTGGTTCTTGGGGGGTTAATACACAATCTGCTTGGTTGCCACCACTTGCATCGCCGTATACAAGAAGCCAATTTGATGCTTTTTTTACTACAAATATCGTTACAATAAGTGAATCAGACACCAATTTATCATTGCCTCCAATTGGTACAACTGATAAATCATATAAATTAACTATACCTGGTATTACTAATGAATATTGGTTAATAGAATTTAAAACAAGAATTGGTTTTGATAGATTATTATCTGAAGACGGTTTAGCTATATGGCATATAAATGAAAATGCTAGTAATAATAATAGTGAATATCCAAGTAATTTACGAGGTGAATCTGGTTATAGAATGGCATTAGAAGCTTCCGATGGAGTATTTAAATTAGAAAAAAAAAATTCTAATGGAAATGATGGAGGCAGACTATGGCCACCTGGCTATGCATTTACTCCATATAGTACTCCTAGTACAGTAAGTGCGAATGGAACTCCTACTGGTATTAAAGTTTATAATATTAGACAAAGTGGTGATAATATGTTATTTGATGTTGAATATATAACTGAACCTAATAATAAAATTGATACCGTTAGTTTGAATAAATACGAGAAACTTTTAACAATTACAACGACTGGGTTAATTGGTAAAGACTTAGAAATAGGATTTAATAATGCTGATTTTCAAACTGTCAATGTAACTGGCTCTCCAATGACAATAGATCTTAAAAATGAACCATATCTAACACCCTTTAACAACAATATTAGCGTTAATAAAACTTCACCATATAATGGAGTTAATTATATAAATGTTCGCTTAAAATCTACTTCTTCATTTTCTGTTGCGAACGATAACCCTTTTACATACAATTACATGTTTGAATTTAGAGACCCTGAACCAGAACCAGAGCCAGAACCAGAGCCAGAACCAGAGCCAGAACCAGAGCCAGAGCCAGAACCAGAACCAGAACCAGAACCAGAACCAGAACCAGAACCAGAACCAGAACAGTTTACTAATGAAACATTAAGAACAGCTGTAAATGAATGGACTAATGCTAGTACATATAATACTGCTTTAACTACATATGGTCCCATTGCTAATTGGGATACAAGTCAAGTAACCGATATGAGTGAGTTGTTTAAAAATAAAACTACCTTCAATGATGCTCTTACAAATTGGGATACCAGTTCAGTAACAAATATGTATAGGATGTTTCAAGGTTGTTCCGATTTCAATCAATCAGTAAATTTTGATACCAGTTCAGTAATAAGTATGTATTATATGTTCGGATCTTGTAGCACCTTCAATAGTTCTATAACTTTTACAGATACCAGTTCAGTAAAAAACATGATTCTCATGTTTGGATATTGCTCCAGTTTCAATAAACCTCTAGATTTTGATACCAGTTCAGTAACAACTATGAATAGTATGTTTCAAAATTGTTACAGTTTCAATCAATCAGTAAATTTTAATACCAGTTCAGTAACAAATATGTATTCTATGTTTCAAGGTTGTTCCGATTTCAATCAATCAGTAAATTTTGATACCAGTTCAGTAACAGAAATGAATTATATGTTTTATAATTGTACCGTATTTGATCAAATTGTAAATTTTGATACCAGTTCAGTAGAAAATATGTATTCTATGTTCGGATATTGTCGTGCCTTCAATAGTGATGTAAGTTTTAACGATACCAGTTCAGTAACCAATATGGGTTTCATGTTTAGGGATTGTTCCATTTTCAATCAACCTCTAGATTTTGATACCAGTTCAGTAACAGAAATGAATAGTATGTTTTATAATTGTTCCGTATTTGATCAAACCATACGTACATGGAATGTATCAAGCAATACAACCTTAACTGATATGTTTTCTGGAGCAACAGCTATGATTAGTACATATAGTGGAGTATCTGGATTTGGTAACGTAGGTAATAATTATACACCCACGTATGAGTTTTTTATTGTCCAACCTATTTACATTACAAATTTTGATGATGAAACATTTGGTGATTTTACCCATACGTCTGATGATGATTTAAATTGGACACTTAATAAAGGAGCGACCGGTTCTACTGGAACAGGGCCTAGTGGCGATTATCCATCTGGAAATAACTATTACGCGTATATTGAAGCGTCTGGAACAGGAAGTCCAAGTAAAACCGCTAATTTAGTAGGTCAGTTTAATTTAGCTACCGACTATACCCTACAATTCGCATATCATATGTATAGTGATAGTTTTAATTATCAAACATTTAAAGTATTTGTAAAATACTCGGAAACAGCATCATATACTGAAATATTCAGCAGAACTGGCAATCAAGGAAATCAATGGAATAATGTTTCATTAAATATAAACTCAGGACAAACTGTTTTTATTAAATTTAGTGGAACCACTGGTGGAAACTGGCAATCAGATATAGCAATTGACTATATTAGTCTTTCTCCAGCAAATACTTATATCAACGATATTAATATTGTAACAAATGAAGATACAATTAAAGATGTATTATTCATAGATTACACAAATTATGAGAATATTCACATATTAGATTCTGTTGGGAATACTGTATTATCTTCTGAAAATCTAGGCACAATATACGCAACATCAAAAGCAACTCTATCTATTGTATCAGTAAATGGTGTTACATTAAGATATACACCTAATGCAAATGCTCATGGACAAGACGATACTTTAAGCTATAAAGGAACTAATTCAAATGGTGAGGAAACAACTAGTAGAAATATTACACTTAGTATTACAAATGTAGATGATCCACCGTCCATGACTGATATTATTATTGTAAAAAATCCAGGACAAATTAATTACACTGTTGATCTAAAAGACTATACCACCGATATAGATAGTGACTTGAATAATGTACAATTTTCTCTTATGAGACAGTATAAGGTTTGGATGAGGGATTCTTATGGCGATGCGTGGCAGGGGAATAGTGCACAAATTAAAAATGCCTCTGGACAAACATTAGGTACTTTTACCGGACCACCATTTAGTGGTAATTACAGCAATGTAAATAAATATTGGACTTTTGAAGAAATTGCTCTAGTAGGAGATTATACTATAGAATGGACTACTGTGTCCTACCCCGAAGAAGTTCAATTATTTATATCAACTAGTGAATATGATAATGGTTATATTGGAAATAATAGTCTTTCTCCACCTGCAGTTGATGGAATACAAATTTTTTATAGTATAAATAACACTACTGGAATAATTACCCAATCCTTTACAACTCCCCAAGCGGAAGTATCTGGAATATCAATTGTCGGTTCCATATTAACAATTAATACAGATCTTGCTCCGAGATTATTTAATATTCAAGCTACAAATAATGGTCTTACTTCGAATGCATACGTAGTATTGAGAGAACCGTTTTTTAACAATGAAACATTAAGAACAGCTGTAAATGAATGGATAAATAATAACAGTCTTGCTTTGCCTTATTATGGTCCTATAGCTGATTGGAATACTAGTCAAGTAACAGATATGAGTAATTTGTTCAAGGATAAGAATACATTCAACGAAGATCTATCACTATGGGATACAGGTAATGTAACCAATATGGCAAGTATGTTTGAAAGGTGTTATGCTTTTAATCAAGATATACGTGCTTGGAATGTTTCAGAAACAACAACTTTGACAAATATGTTTAAGTATGCGTTTGCTATGACGCATCGATTTAATGGTATAAACCCAACTCCCCTTTACACTTTCTTTAACAAACCACTTGCTTTGATTTGTTTCCCTGCTGGTACTCCTGTCACCACGGACCAAGGCAATGTTGCTATTGAAAAGATTGATACAGACAATCATACTATCCGTGGTAAGAAAATTGTAGCTATTACTCAAACACTTCAAATACAAGAGCACCTTGTTTGTATTGAAAAACATGCATTGGGACATAATGTTCCTTCATTGATGACCTATATAAGTGGTGAGCATCAGATTTTTTATAAGAAACGTATGAGAAAAGCAAAAGATTTGGTGGAGTTATGTGATAAAGTATCACTTGTACCTTCTAATGAGGAAGTACTTTATAATGTGCTTTTAGAAAAATACGATAAAATGATGATTAATAATTTGATATGCGAAACCTTACACCCAGAGCATATTGTAGCAAAAATTGCCAATAGTAAATTGAGTGGTTCTAAAAAACATAGAATATACACAGAACTATCAAAAATAATGAAAAAACAAGATTTAGAAGGCTACAAGAAAATATATCATTCGCTTTAAAAATTAAAAATTAAATAATCCTGTTGTTTATTGAAATTCTCTCTAATAAGGTCTTTTATATTCCATAGTATGATTTTATGAAAGTTTATTAGTATATATTATTTATTCTATTACAAATGAATATGGAATATTATTCACAGAGAGATTACGACAAATTATATATAAAATAAAATAAATAACCATTATTTTATTTTATTTTATTTTATTTTATTTTATTTTATTTTATTTTATTTTGAACATGATTATTAAGATTAATCTTCGTTGTCATCAAATTGTAAGCGATAATCATCATCTACTTCGCCCATATCATCATCATCCGGAATATCATTCATGTTATAGACATCTTCATCTATTCTGTCTGCAACTATTTGCCCCTCTTCTTGTTCTACCATTGCTATTTCATGGTCTGCAGTGAGAGCCTGACCCATCATATCACGATTTGCCAATTGTTGCTCCATAATTTGTTCCTTTTCTCTATCAGCACGCTCTTCATCATATGTTTTGGCTACATACTGAGTTAAACCTTTTTGTAATCCCTTGTTCCATCGTTCTAGGCGATGATTTTTAAACAGATTTTCAATAGCTCTTTCCTCTTTTGACAAATCACGCAAAGTAGAGGTTATTTTATGTCTTTCATTGTCCTTGGAACGATTCACCTTTTCTTTCACCATTTTAGCATTCAAATTAATAATACCTTTCTCTCGTTTAATGATATTTAACATAGTAACAGTAACATCCGCTATTTTCTCTCTAACGGTTCTTTGCTCACCTCTCACAATATCAATCTCTGTAATTTCTGCCATAGCATCTTCTTCGATTTCTACAGTGGTTGTAATGATATTCTCTTCCTTGGAAGGCATCACTTCACCACGTAGTAAGTCGCGGTCATCAGTAAGTTGAATAAGATGCTTAATCATATATAAAAAGTAAAACTGGAACAATTGATAGGTTGTTTTATTATCTAATATAGAGCTTATTTCATCTCCACCCAATGTAATCATATTCGCATACAAATTGGTATAATTAACCAATTGAAAGAAGTCTTGTAGTTCGGATTCATTTTTTTGTAAATAAGGACGAATCATAGTGTCTTCGTAAAACTTGCGCAAAGGGGCATAAAATCCAGTAATTATAGTTTTAATATCCAGTTTATGTTCGTCAGATAATTTCCAATGAGTAGGAATTTTTATTTCGTTATAATTAACATGATTTGACACGATATTCGGAAATACATTGATAAAATCAAAAATAGACGTTTTTACAAATTGAATAGACCGATATAATGTTTCATCTTCGGTATTCGTGAAATAATTATTACCATTGGGGTGAAAATCCATGATTGTCTTGATAAAATCAGTCATATTTGTCTTTTCAGTGCGAGTTAAATTAGCAAATGAATCTAAATACTCAATAATATCGGTTTCATAAGATTGTATTTTCTCTCCTAACAAGTTTCTCAATTCTCTTGTATGGGTATTTCCGGTTTGGTTTTCCATACCATAAGAATCTAATACATTTCCGAATTGCGTCAAGAAATCTTCACCTAGGTCATTATTAGTGTCAATCATATGCGTAATCAAATCTCTAATATGGGAAACGCTAGATGGATAGGTTTGAACTAAATCGATTGGCACTATATTCATTTTATTAACTGAATCCAATAATTCATTGAAAGATTGTAGCGAATACGTCTTACCCTCTTTTTTCAATCTTTGAATATTCTCTTTCAAGGATTCATTTTTGTCATAATCATCCGGTTTCGAGAGACAAACCGACATTAATTTACTATTAATCGGAATATCACTGTTAAAATTACAATATTCAATAAAACCCCTGTATATTGTGTCTTCCGAAAATTCATTACTGACTGGTGGAAACTTAAGCTTCGTGTCTTTTGGATCTACAAGCAATGTGGGTTGCGCCATATTCACCATATCAAAGGCAATATTATACAAATAAGACACGATATCATTGTTATTCGTAATAGAAGACTCGCGTTTAGCAAAATAATCGAGGGTTTTGTATTCGCCTGTATTACAACACGCGTTTTGTAAAAAAGGAACTTTATTGGCATTTGTAAGTAATAGCTTCTCTTTATGAACCACTTTTTGAATAGATTGAATAATAGCCATGGAAAAAGAAATCATCTTTGAATTCACTATTCTAATTTGTTCAAATTGGTCTTTTGAACCAACTTTTAAATTCTCTAATATTGAATTGCGAAATGCGGTATCCAAATTAGAAGGCGTTTTATTGGTAATTTCTTGTAAAGGTGGTAAAAAATTAATCCAATTCTTAATATCGAGGTCAATAGGAATTAAATCATCTTGGTTCTCTAATAAATAGCTGCGTTTTTCATCAACAAGCATTTTAATCTCGCCTTGTTTAAGAATATAAAAGTCAAGTGTATTTTTCATAGCAGTAGCGATTTTATCAGATGATTTTGGTAATGCTTTCCAAGGATAAATACTCGTTTTAATACCGGCAGCCACACAAGCAATATATTGAATATTTGTCAAATCTTCGTCTCCTGTAATTGGATAACCAGTTAATGACCGTTTGCAACCAGGAAACGTTTTTTTGGAAGTAACAGATGGGATAGAAACCGCAATATAAAGAGACATATAAGAAAGCGTAAATGTTAGCAAAGATTTATTAAAAACATCATTGTAACTTGGCATTTTCTTAGTAGCACTCTTTATTTTGGCCTCATATTCATCTTGACTATCAACCGTAGCTTCCAACGCCAATAATGTATGTTTTATAATTTCTTCGCGTTGTGTTTCTAGAACAACTCCCATATAATTGGATACAGAAGTAATGACATTGTTGATAATTTTCCCTTTTGGATTAGCCAATAATTCACTCTTGAGTTGTTTCTGTTCAGAAGGAGATTGAAAAATGGCGGCTCCAGCATCCTTTTCAATAATTTCTCTCGTTTGTAATTTAAACCCTGTAGAACCATACCCTTCTTCGCTGCTCATCATGATTCGTTCAATTTCCCAACCACTGTGTTTATCGACTGTTCGGTCGTCGATATCAACACCTTGGTCATTTTTAATAACTGTCATAGCTTCATAATAATCACCATTCTCAACAAATACACTTGCTAATTTGGATACAAACGTAGGCAATAATTTCGTACTAGTATCAATACAATATAACCAATATTCATTTTCGTCGTTAATCGTTAGAGCAGAACGTGTATATTTAGTGACAAATCGCACAATATCGTTTTGCTTTTTAACAAAATCACCTTGTCCTAGAATAACGTCTAATAATTTCACATGAGGAGAAATAATAATATCCGTTTCTTCCACGCCGATTCCTATTTTAATAGTCGCATTTTCATATTTATATAGCAAAAAATGATTGATTGTTTTCAGTTTCGTGATTCTCTCTCTTTCGAATGTAAACAAGGCATTCATTTTGTTTTTGTACTTATCTACGCCTTCAATGTAATTAGAATCGAACTCATCATACATTTCACGAATTAAATCCTTCTTTACAAGCTCTGTACCAACCACAGAGTCGGCGCACTTTTTGTCTATTTGAATACATTTATTTTGAATATTACAAAAGAGGTCATTGGAACCAAAGAATGAATTTTCTGGTATTTTTTCATCACGGACCCAGCTATTATTTTCGCGTTTGTAGTAATAATACTTCACATTATCGATATTGTCTATTTCCAAGACCGCGTAATGTCCATCTTGAACTTCTCTCTTTTTTTGTATCATAGAAGTAGCTTCATACTTGGCCTCAGGGCGCTTTAATCCAATATTTTTTATTAGTTGGTCAATTAAAAATGTTTTAAAGGCACTGTCATCCATTTCGCTTTGCTCAGCCTTGTACTCGCTTATAATATCATACATTGTAGGATCGTATTTCTTGTCAAAATAAATAGGTATATCATTATCCGCGTTCGAGTCTTCGATTGAAATGTATCGTTTTGTCAGAACGTATTGAGCACACTGGTTCTCTTTTTCCTTTTTACTCAGTTCGGTTTGAAACTCCTCCTTTTTCTCTTCCAATAAATCATCGAAATTGAAAGGAGTAAATAAATCAATGTTTAAAATAGTCATGGAAGTATTGAATAGTTTAGTGTAATCAACATTATTCATAAATTTTATCATTTCAGAAGACGACAATACGGATTCTTTTGGAACAGTTCCTTTGTATAATTTTCCTGGACCACCTAGTCCATATTCGCTCATAATTACATCACCAATGTCTTTTCTTCCTCTCAACAATTTGTACAAAATGGTTTCATGAACAAAGGAATCTTTTACACTAGACAATTTGGAGAAAGCTTCTTTATTCTCAGCATATTGTTTTTTGTAATCCAGTATTTTCAATTCAATAAATTCAGTAATTTCTTCATATTGTTTGAATGAAATATCATCTAAATAAATTAAAAAAGGTTGTAAATAATTTACAACAGATACGAGTGACAACTTACCATGGATGTGTTTTTTAACTAGATTAAACAATGTACGTGTTTTGGGAATAATTATTTTAAGGAATTTCTCGAATTTATTGGGGTCGTTATTGTCTTCACTCAATAAATATTCGGTTTTCCTTTTTAAATAATGGTTTTCATCGTCCTCAAACTGGACCGATGAATTCAAATTATCTACGAATTTGGTGGTAATCGAAGTTTTTTCTCTGAACAATTGCCAATAATTCAAAAAATGTAGATTCAAATTTGACTTGTCGTATATATTGGTTGATGGTAATGTAATATTTGAAAAGCGAACAACTGGTTCTTGCAAAGTGAGTATTGATTTAACAGACATCAAATCATTATTTGTCATGGGTACTGTTTTCGTTTTCATCTGTATGGAAGTTAATTCAGTTGTCTGTAATTTTGAAAGTCCAAGATTGTAGCGAGTAATTAAAAACCGTTTTCGTCTAATTTTATCATTTTTAGCAATAGATGAATAAAACTTGTCCAAATTATCAATAACTGTGTCGAAATTATCCAAGACATTTGTAACCGTCAGAGCATTCGTATTATCGACTGTTTCAAATGGGGTTAAATAAGGGTTTAATTTATTCATGTATGTGGAATATTTATCGGAATTCGTCTTGTACATTTCGCGAATATCAAATTCACTTATTCTGCTCTGAGCAAGAGTCATTGGTATTACATCAGAAGACTCAATGTCTTCACCATTATCTAAATCATACAGTTTTTTCATGTTTTGCGCCACTGGTAAGATCCATGCCAATTTATAATTCAAATTGGTTACTTTATCTACAAGTGGTTTATAATCGGAACCTTTAAACAGAGGCATATTTGCATTACCATTTTGGTCAAAGCTGGAAAATTTGCTTCTTAGTTGTTTGAATCGTTCAATCATGATATGTATATTGTTCAATACGCTGCGTGTGCGTTGAATATTTGGAACAGATGCAAGCAAGTCATCTAACAATTCATTCGTCTGTGTCTCGATACCATATCTCTTTTGCTCTTCAGGAACTTCGACCATTTGGACGATAGATTCTAATTGAGGACCAAAATCGATTTGATCTGCATCTAAAAGAATATCCTTTATTTGCGTCTTTACTTTCTCGACTGGAACATGAATAGTCGTTTCTACTACATCTCCTTTAGATGATTCATATATTTCACCATCTTCTTTCTCTAGCCAATCATTTTCATCGTCACCTTTGCTCTCCTCAATACCTGCTTCAAGTGCTACCACATTGTCCATGGTGACATTTTTCTCAATTTCAGGGGCATTTCGAATAACAATTTTGTCAATGGGTATATCTTCAGGAATACCCTTATAACTAAAATCAATGTAAATAGTCTCTTTTTCATTAACCGCGTCATCGTCTCTGTCTGTAGAGTCATTTACTAATTCGATTTCAATCATATCTTCTTCTAAATTAGTAATTTTGCCGGTAATGGTAGTCGGTACTTGCCCACCGAAATAAATATCTACCCACGTATCAGGTATTAAACTATTTTGCTTAGCATAACCATTCGATTCAGGACGACTTATTATAGAAATAGATTGAATGCTTTCGTCACTTAATTCACCACCAGCATCTATATTTAATACATATTTCGCATCATCTTCACTAGTAATCTTTATTTTTTTATTGTCAATATATTCAATGATAAATGTATGTTGATTTAATTCTGAATTAGATGGAGCATAGATTTGAATAATATCTCCTAATTGTAAATAAATATTAGTAGATTGTGTTGTCATTACTTTATATTTATAGTAGAAATTATTATGAATAACGAAAAAAATTGATTTAAAAAATCTATTAAAGGAAATACTATATAACAAGTAAGATGACGTATTTATTAAATAATATTCCCAAGATTGGTGGTTTGTTTTGTGGTGGCGATGAGGATAGAAAGGACATTGCGAATTCACTAAATTTAAAGTACAATGTTTGGAAACAAAAAAATGGTGTAAATTATCATATTCTAAAGTATGACAAAGAATGGCTAAGTAACGAATTGGTTTCTTCTATAGGTATGTTGCGTTCGGTTATTTTCAAGGATGATGGAACAGTTGTCAGTTTTGCGCCTCCCAAGTCTTTACCTGTAGATGGTTTGACTATTGAATCAAATAATGGAAATGAATTGGATTATGTGGCAGAGACATTTGTAGAAGGCACCATGATGAATGTATTTTATGAAACAGAAACAGATAGTTGGGAAATTGCTACACGTAGTAGCGTAGGTGGAAGAAATTGCTTCTTTATGGAGGGTGGTTTCAAGGAAGAAAATACATTTAGATACATGTTTAATGAAGTATGCGCATCTGTCGGTATGGATTTAAAGGATTTAAATAAGAAGTACATGTATAGTTTTGTGATGCAACATCCTAGAAATAGAATCGTGAAAATTATCAAAAACATGGCTCTATATCTGGTGAATGTATATCATATTGAGAATAACATGACTATTCATATTGTTCCAATCAACAATGATATTGAGCAGTTTGGTCTAAAACCAAATACAGTTACTACTGTAAAACATGTTCCTTTAAAGTCAAATGATGATTTGATTAATTGTAGAGAATCAATGGCTTCTATGAATACACCTTATGATAATGTAGGTGTTATGATTAAAAATAACTTGGGAGAACGTTACAAGTTCAGAAATCCTACATACGAACACGTACGTCAATTAAGAGGAAATCAACCTAAACTCCAATATCAATATTTGACTTTGAGACAGTCTGGAAAGATGACGGAGTATTTGCAATATTATAATGAGCATAAAAGTCCGTTTAATGAGTTTAGAAACATGATTCATGCCTATACGAACGAGTTATTTACCAACTATATTCGTTGCTATATCAAGAAGGAGAAGGAGTTGAAGGAATTTCCAGAAAAGTTTAAAATACACATGTTCGCAATTCATCATGAACTTTACTTGAAGACTCTTATGCCTAATAATGAGTATGTCAATAAGGATGTAGTGATTCGTTATTTCAATGGACTACATCCATCCAAGCAAATGTTTGCATTGAATTATGATGCGAGAAAGAATCATATGGATAGTAAAAAGACAGTTGATGATGTAATTGTTAATGAGAATAACGTAACTAATACTGAGAATAGTATAGCATAATAATAATAACAATATAAGATGAAACAAAAATAGATGAAACAAAAATAGATGAAACAAAAATAGATGAAACAAAAATAGATGAAACAAAAATAGGAAAACAATAAAAAATATAAATTTTTTATTGTTTATTTGAATTGTATTGAATGAAGTGAATATATTTTACTCGTTAAATTTAGATTGAATA